TGAACACTCCGCAACCTTAATATCAGACTTAGAGTCATTGAAGTTGTTCATTTGCAGAGGAGCTATTGCAACGTCCATATCTGCGTAGTAACGCCCGTAATCGTTTGGAGGTAGTGCATAGTGGATGTTATAGTTTTTCTGCCCCTTGAAGCCACTGAGAAGCTGTGACATGTATTCAGGCCAGACCTTAGCTTCCCAACTATTCTTATCCTTATTGGGATCAGGTGGAGGATGACCGTAGAAATTCCATTGAACATTCTCTCTTCCTACCTTTTGGTTTACGAGATGAGGAACAGAGTTAAATACCCTAACATCTCCTCGGTGATGAATGCCTGCTGCGTATCCTACTCGGGTAAACTTAGCCTTTGTCTTAGGATGATTCCAAGCAGGTAAGGAATAATCAAGAACATTCTTAACTACAGCCAAGCACTTACCTATTAAAGGTCTGATCCTTTGTGCAAACTTAGTTTGAGTTACTGTAACTAAGTCCGCGTGATAATAGCAAAACTTAGTAACCTCATCAAGATTATTGTCTTTGTATGTCTGGTAAAGATGGTGCTCCTCATACAAGTCGGTTAGTAAATCATCAGTATCGAAATGAACAAACTTCTTTAGCTCTTTTGCAATACCCACAACACGAGCAGTATAAGGCCCACCAAACTTCAGTATGTTTGCTACAAAAACGATATCAGCCCAATTCATATCAGTGAGCTTATCGGCAGGGGGTGCGTAATTCTTATCAGCATCAATCTCTAATGGATTATCGTTATACCTAACCTCGACCTTATCACCCATTACCTCTTCCATCATTTTCATGGGAGATAATTGTCTGTAGTAGCTACACCCTCCATGGTTTGCAAATACAACCAGGATCTTAAGTTTACGCATGGCATTATTATAGCCCTATAGCTATAAAAAAACTAACTCAGACCCGAAGATCTGAGTTAGTTGATGGCGACTAATATAAAGTGCCTACTTAACTCTTCTTTACTTCCTTCTCTTCCTCTTCCTCAAACACCTTCTTTGAGTTTCCAGAACTATGTGCAACTCCGAGAGCCTTGCCCAAAGATAGGACAGCATCCTTTAGCTCAACCTTTCCATTAGCTGGGACAGCAGCCTTCATAGCCTTACCATAGTGCTTACGCTTTCTCTTGGAGAATAGTAAACCGAGACCTTCCAAAGCTGCTACCCCTGGGAACACAGAATTGAGTGCTCCAAGACCCATTCCCAGAACAGAATCTAGAGCCTCCGAGCCTGGGTCGGTAATGTCTACCACGTCACCCATTGGATCTAGAATATCACCCTTGTCCACAACGACGAGAGTTTCACCATCCCTAGCCATTCTAGCAGCAACATCAGGAGGAAGCATACCTAGATCCGCAGGAACGGCTTCAGAACGCCTATCCTCTCTAACGTTACTAATAGTAGTAACCACCTTGTCGGCAAACAAGCTCTCAAGAACGGAGCAAGACGCAAACATCATACTCATCATAAGGACAAGCATACTCGTAACTAAAAACTTCTTATTCATCATACCTGTAAATCCTCCCCTTCTTCCGAAGTCGTTTCGGTCTTAATGGGATTAAGTGAGGCTTCAAGGTTCATAATGAGTTCCTTGCCCTCTTCGTAACTACCAATCTCAGTAAGAGACTGTAGGTCCAGTTCATTCTCCATCCACTCAGCTACCTGAGCAGGAGTTCCAGCACGAGACTTCTTGTACTTGGCCTGAGACTCGATAAAGCTTACCCATTGTCCTTGTTGCGTGATACGGACATTAAAGTCATTACCCCGCTCAAGATCAATGATGGTGCTGTTATCAGGATCATCCTCGTCTGTGAAGTCATCGCTAATCATAGCCGACATAACACGATCAAACAACTGCTTGCTCATCGCAATATACTTGACTGGGTCTTCGCCAGCCTCTTCCAAGGCACGGATCACACCGATAGTGTAGAACCTTTCCTTTGCCTTAAGCTTAGTTGCAAGGTCTCCGAACTTAGACTTAACATTCTTACCAGTTGAGTCACGACCGAGGTTCAGTTCCTTGTGCCTACGCCAAAGATCAAAGTAGTAATCACATACAGGGCACTTCTCACCCTGAGTCTTACGACACTTGTAGTTTCGCCACTGACCTTCGCTGTTCTGATACTTGTGAACAGCACCCTCCACAAAGAACTCAAGTGGATCATCCTTTCCTGGAAGGAATCGGACGATATTGTCCCCATCCTTGAAGGTTGCCCAATTAGACATACCCCCTTGTCCTGTTCCTTGAGGCTTATCCTCATTCATTACCTTCTTGTGCATCTCACGAAGTTCTGCTAGTGTTTTTGCCATTGTATTTCTCCTGTTTGGGCTATTGGTTTGCAATTGAGTGCTAACAAGTTACTGAAAAAGCTTAGATTCCTGCCTGCTGTTAGCTGAAAGCTGGATAAGCATGTCTTTCTTCATCTCAAGGGTGTTACAGAGGCCCTTGGCATACCCATAACTCTCTTTAAGATGACGAACTTTACTATTTAGGTCTCCCGTCAACTCAAGCGAGTTAACATAATCTTCAGCCGCAACAGCAGTGAGCTTAACGCCATCACTTCTCTTTTCTGTTCTAGCTGAAGCCTTGAAATTCTCTAATGCTTCCTCGGCATCATCCAGAAATCTCTTGGCCCGGATCATTATACCATAGTAGTAGGCATATTGTGAGGAAATATTAGAAAGTTGATCGGCAGCCGCATTAGGGTCACGAGCAACCTTAGAAATGATACTAACAATATATTGATAAGTATCTTGGTTTAGGTCTTTGGGATCTGTCTCTACGATATCAAGCATAAATAATTGAGAATAGTTTTGGATTGAGGTGATGCAGGGTCATAGTCTGCTTAGATAAACATACCACTAGTTGTTCATTCGTCAAGAACATTCTCTGCTGGTCAAAGTTCTTTTCATCAAAACCTGCTGCCTCCAGCATACAGTGGTAAAGCTCATGAATGATAGTCTCCCTTGCATCAGAATCAGAAAGATTCATTTCTAATTTTATTTTATGATCTTCCCAATCGCAGACGCCATCGACCTTTTGATCCCCTTCATAAAGTTCAGAATGCAGTTCAAGTGAAAATATTGCCCAGCCCACATTGACACGGGAAACTTCCTTGTCAATAAATTTGTTGTAAATATGCTTTTTATCCTTAACGAAAGGAAAATCAGGCGGTCTGTTGTTCTTCATGGGAAGGCTCTCTCATTTGTAGGGTGGTATAATCCACACCAATATTAATCAAGTAATGCTGTTTAGAGTCTCTTGCCTTGATTACAAACACTCTCATCGTCCCTTCATCATACTCTTCTTGAGTTTGATTTAAGGAAATAACCCAGTCAGCAGGTCGAATCTTTCCATACGAGTCTCCTAACTCAGCATCAGTAATAATAGCTACCCTTCGAGCCTGACGGTTAGTCTGAGATGCCGTCCAGACTAGGCATTTATGCTCAACCGCAAGACCACGAAGCTCCTCAGCAATACGTTGTTGTGCCTGATATTCAGAGTCGATGATACGATTTGGTCTTAGAAGCTCAAGGTAATCTACGATAATTAGATCAGGGACAAAATCCTTATGTAAACGTAACTGCACAAGCAAAGCACGCAATTGATTCACATTAGAACCTCCCGTAGGGAACTCCTTAATCAACAGCCTGCCATTAGTCTTTTGTTTTACCTCATGCAGACGATGCTTGAGCTTCACTTGACCTACCTGCTTTTTAAGATCAGAGTTACGGATCTCAGTAAGAACAGAATCAAATCTCCCTGCAATCTTATCTTGGCTCATTTCCAAAGAAAGGTATAGCACATTCTTACCCTCATAGATAGCCTTTGCACCTTGATTAACAAGGTATAGAGACTTTCCAACACCTGGAGGAGCCACAACAATAGCTAGCTCCTTAGCGGCTAAACCACCCTCAAGATTGCGATCATGAGTCTTGAATACCGTCCCAATCCTACTCTCTCTATTCTCTTCATGAGACCTAATGAGTCGCTCAGAGACCTCTTCAAAATAGTCTTGGCCGACATCAACATTACGGTTAATCAAAAGAGCATCCTGTACAAGCTCCTCAACCTCTGCAATGTCGCCCTCTTCATTGAGGATAACCATAGCTTTACGAACAGCCTGATCCATCGCCTTCTGCCTAGCAAACTCCTCGACAGTATCTAAGAGGAACTCACGATCCCCTAGGCAAGCCTTATCAATAGTATCAATCTCAGCGAGAGTATTTTCGTAATCAATACCTGTATCCGTTGCCCCTGAGACATTAGCATTGATAAAGTCGGGTAAGACCGAATCAGATGGAAGCTTGCGATACTTATCGTAGTAATTCCGAACACCCAAGAAAACATTCTTGTATGCAGGGAAATCGAAGTATTCAGGCTTCAGAAGAGGCACAATCTCCGAGAAGAACTCAATGTCCTTCTTCAGGAGATAAAGACAACCCCGCTTGGTGTTGTCGCTAATGTGGTAGGGCATGTTGTATTATAGAATCAGGGTTTACTTTCTTCGGGATGCTTTTCCAATAGTTCCGTCTTTAGTTACAGACGCATTGGTTCGCTTTAAATTTTCTATCTTATTTGCACTCTCTTGGTCGTTGAGCCTACGTGCCTTACCCTGCTCGGCTAGGACCTTATAGTTAGGGACAACTCTCTTGTAGTGCTGATCCCCAGACTTTACCCGATCTTTGGAAGCTTCACAAGACTCTTGATAGAATTGCTCAGCTTGCTTCTTATCCATACCCTCATGAGCAAAACGAGCACGCTCCTTTAAAGACTTATAAGAATTTCTACCTTCACCTACACTAAAGTAATAGATTGAAACTCTCTTTTCAGTTTCTTTCTTGCAAGAAGGACATTCAATAGTATCGAAGTAATCCATGGACCAGACCTTTTCATACTTATGCCAATAAGTTGAATCCCCATCCCAATCAGGATAATAACTCCATTCCTCGGTCCCATCGTAGTTTGGAACCTTATCCTCGTGGATCTTTCTTCCTACCTTCTTCTCGTAGTAGAATAATCCAGTCTGATCAGATCTCTCCACAAATACGGAACTTCTAGTTCCGCAATGCTTGCAATTGTAAGTTTCTAGTAGGGAGTCAGTCATTAGGATCCGCACTCCCCACCGATAGCACAAGACTCAACCCCTACAGAAGTCTCCACTTGTTCAGCTTCAACAAGTTCCCTAGCTTTAGCAATATTCTCATCAGTAAGAGGCAAAGCCTCCAGAGGCTCCATTCCCTTAGACCCAGCACGGTAGACAGTCATACCTTTAAGGTAAGGCGCATACTTCAAAGCCATTTTAGAGACTTGATCGTGATCAGCATCTGAAGGTAAGTTAATTGTCTTACTAATAGCGTTGTCAATGTATTTTTGAATACAAGCTTGAACTGCCATATGTTGCTCTGGGCTAATGTCGTAAGCACCTACAACATGGCGTCCACTATTCCCCTTCAACAACTCATCCTTAAACAAGGGATCAAGAACAAGAGTAGATTTCCAAGTATTACCTTCACGATAACGACGGTTATACATTGGAGCGAAGATAGGTTCAATGCCCGTAGATACGTTATGGACCATAGCGATTGTACCCGTAGGAGCGGCTGTGAGCATTACTGCATTGCGAATTCCATGCTCCTTAATCAGCATTCGAATACGAGCAGGTAGAGTCTTAGCAAACTCTTCGTTCAGATACTTCTTGTAGCTAAACTCAGGGAAAGAACCACGCTCACGAGCAAGGTAAACCGACGAAAGATAAGACTCGTTACGGATAGTAGTATAAAGCCTATCAATGAACTCAATCGACTTCTCAGTTCCATACTTAATACCCAGCTTGATCAACATGTGATGTAAGCCCATGGTTCCAAGACCAATACGACGAGAGCGATCACCTGCAACCTTGCACTCATCCAAAGGATAGTGATTTACAGTAAGAACATTGTCCAAGAATCGAATACCCGTTCTAATTGTTCTAGCAAGACGATTCCAGTCTAAGTCATCACCTTCCTCATTTACCATATTGGAAAGGTTAATGTGACCCAAGCAACAATTAGCGTATGAGTCCAAAGGAATCTCACCACAAGGGTTAGTGGCATTCATCTTAAGGAAGTACGACATGTTGGTGTATCTGTTAGTGAGAGAGAGATTAAAGATACCCGGCTCACCAGACTTAACAGCATTCTCCCACAAACGGTTCCACAAATCAATAACCTTGAAGTTAACCTCTTG